TACTCAAGGTCATGCCGTCTGAAGTTTGCACAGTGCGGAGTTCAAGCGTGATAAACCCAGCATCACGCAGGCGCTTCAGCGCATCAGTAGCCTCACGCTTAGAGAAGCCAAACTGATCCGCAAATGCCTGATAGCTGCGCTGAAGCTTGTCTCCATGGAAGCGTTTGCGGTATCCCATCAATGCTCCTGTAACTTCATTGCGCACTTCTGACGGTCGATACCAATAAACAATCTCGGCCAGCAATGTGATTGCCGTCTGATCCGGGCGTCCACTAGGAAGGGTGATATGGCGCCACCAACTGGCGGGCGTCACGTTACCTGTCAGGTTGATTTGTCCGATTGCCATGACGGTATCTGTTGGGGTGACGGTGCTCACTGATTACCTCCTGGAGGGGTGATCGTGTAACCACGAGCAGGTTCTAGGCGGACTTTCATCCCAGTAGTAAGCGCGCCAATCTGACGAACGTTAAGAAAACCAGTCCGCTCAAGGTTCTTTATCTCCTTAAACATCGCCTGTCTGGAACAACAACAGAAATCGACCAGGACCTGATGATCGAGAACACGTTCACCCTCACCATCCGGAGAGCCAGCCATAAGAATACGGACCATGATCAGTCGCTGTAGCGGGTTAGCAAAACGGCCGTGGTTCACAAAGTACGCCTGATTCATGCCGCACCTGCCAACTCAGTATCGTGAGTAAATTTTCCATCCCAGCGCTTCTTCATCGGAAGATGCCCTTTGAGATAGTGTCGGTAAATCCACACCGCGCCTTTGCGCAGCAGGATCGGCTTGAATGTATCGCGCATATCACCGTCGTCCTGCTCCACCTGCCCGGTACGCTCACTAAGGTACAGGTCGCGCGCATAATTATTTACCCGCCAGCGCGGATACTTAGCTTTTGGCTGATCGTCATAGAGCCAGTTATGTTCGAACAAAAACGCATTGACCTGCTGTACGTTGACGCCGTTCAGCTGCTTACAGAACTGGCAGGGAGACATACCCGGCTGAAAGAGGTTTTCCAGGTGCTCGATATACTTTGCCTGGCGCTCGACGTACCCAAGTGCACGCCGGGCTGCTTCGCGTTCGTCAGCCCATGCGCGGGCAGCAGCCACCTCATCTGAAAAATCAGGGAGATCAGTGGACGGAGTAATGCTGTAGGAACCGGTCATGCGGATTGATGGCAACACTTCGGAAGTTACCCAGCGCTTGAATCGCTTGGCCTGCTTTTTGCGGCTTTTGAGGATGAGCGTATAAAGTCCTGACTCGTTGACCAGCATGGGCTTTCGGCCCGAACCTAAGTAATCGTTATGTTCGGTTTTATCCTCATCATCCACAGCCAACAGAGCCATTGCTGGGTTTGTAAGACCAAGCGCCTGACACACGTCGACAGCAAAAAACCATGGAGATTGATCAATCTGCACGGTCCGAACTGAAGCCAGCAGCTCACCAGCATCAGACTTGAAGTCGAATGTTTTGATAGTGGTATTCATTTTGAGCTTCCTGTTGTTCGTTGTGGCATGTCACGCCTCTGAGGAGGGGTGCGGGAAAAGCGTTGGCAAATCAGGTCGGAGCTCATAGGGCTTAACCACCCCATTTACAGCGTTAGAAACTGCCACTGCATGAACTGGAGACACTTTCTTGATGCCTCTAACCCATTTCCAGACAGCTCCCTGCGTTACCCCAATCTTCTTAGCAAGTGAGCTTTGGCCTCCAGCGACGTAAACGGCTTTGGCCATTGGGGATTCAAAAACCTCATCACTCATAAAAAAGCCCTTAGTATTAATATTAAAGATATAAAATAATACCAAAGGAATAATTAATCAAGTATTATCCACTTGCCACAATTAATCCTGTGGTATTAAATATGCATAGCAATCGGAGATACTTAGATGAACACACTTGCAGAAAGACTCAGGCTGGCCATGGCGCATGCTGGGGCGACTCAAAGTCAGTTGGCGCTTAGGGTTGGGGTCAGCCAAGGTGCCATACAAAAACTCACCTCAGGCAAAGCTCAATCCAGTGGAAGGATTGTCGATATTGCTAAGGCATTGGATGTAGATCCTATATGGCTTAGCACTGGCGAAGGCAGTATGGGTCCAGCAAAAACACCAGAACAACGATTGTTTGGAATTGACCCTTGGGATAAACAGACGCCAATTGAAAGTGATGAAGTTGAGGTGCCTTACTTGAAGGATATCGAGTTCGCATGTGGGGATGGCAGCTGCCTAAATGATGACTACAATGGCAAGAAACTCAGATTTTCGAAGGCAACATTACGTAAAGTAGGAGCCAATAGCGACGGTGAGGGAGTTTTATGCTTTGCTGCCCACGGTAACAGCATGGAGCCTGTGATTGCCGATGGCTCCACTGTCGCCATCAACTGCAATGACAAACGTATCGTAGATGGTAAAATATACGGCATAAATCAAGGCGGGTGGAAAAGGTTAAAAATCCTTTACAGGTCAGGACCTGACAAAATAACTATCAGAAGCTACAACTCTGATGAATACCCTGACGAAGAGGTTGATATGAACAGCCTCGAAGTTCTAGGAAGACTATTTTGGGTATCGACAATATTCTGATTTGTGCCTCATAAATCATCAAGCCAGCTGGTTAGCTGGCTTTTTTTATTACTAAAATAATCTTCGATTACAACCACATAAGAACGCAATTATTCTTTTTGTATTAATACCATTGACGTTCAATTAATACTTAAGTATTCTCATTTCATCGGCAAACAACGGAGCCAATGAGATGACTATCGTAGACAAAGATCTGTATTCCAATATTGCATTGCGAGTTAGGCCCGGTACGTATGTTAACTTTCCCATTGTGGATAACGTGGGGGTATTTGAACACTACAAATGCTCGGGTAAAGAAAGTGGTTACGATATCGAAACCTTTCTCCTCGATGATGGCAACTGCTACGCAATTTATAAAAATGATAGCGGAATTTCATATCTCTTCTCAGCATTTGCCTCAAGTGCGGATGTGGGTGATGATTCGCTGGAGATCATTTTAAATCATTTTCCTTACCTTCTTAAAGGTCTTGGTTTTGATATTGAGTATGTTCTACACACCAATATAGATAACTTACCCGCCTTTCATCATGAGCTTTATTTGAAGGTAAGGGGCACTTGCTACTTAGTATCAACTATTGAAGATATTGAAAATCTAACAGCACTCGAATCAAAAGAAATAAATAAATTCCCTGGTGCGTTAGAATCCATTAACAAAGCGCAGTCTTATCTGCACAAAAAAACAATAGAAGCATACAAATAATATAACCCCTTTGTATTAACAGCTTAATCGCTGTGGATAAACTCACCCCGAGGATAGATATATGCAAATATGACCCTGTCAGAGTAAAGGCGTTTTTGATGTTCAGGTAGCTTACTTTCACAAGGCGACTGAACAGTTTGGTTCGCGGGTAAAAACCTGCCAGATGGATGGTGACTCCATGCAACCCACTATCGAACCGTATGAAATTGTCGCGGTAGCGGAGTGTGGAGGAGAAATAAAAACTGAAGGAATCTACGCCTATTCCTGTTTTTTTTGGGGAAAAGAATGCTTGTTTATAAAGCGGGTTATTCCGTTGGGTGGTGGAGCTTTACACATTATTCACGACAATCCGCATTACATGAATTTCGACTTCTCTCCAGAAGAAGCATCACAGCTAACTATACACGGAAAAGTTGTGGCTTCAATGAAAGTGCAGAGGTTCGTATGAGCGACAAAAAGGCTTACTGCACAGCTAAATTGCTGGCACAAATTGGATATTGGGATATTGCAGTTATTTATCTGCGAAAAGCTTATGGGTGTTAATAATGAAAAACAACACTATTGAAACATACCGCAGACGCATTGCAATAGCTGCATTGCACCGAATGAAGCGTAAAACAGGCGGTTACTGTCTGGTTATTAATCTCCCGAACAAGGAAATACAGGCAATCGAGTTAAACGAAGAAGCATTCCAGAAACTTCTAGTGAAATTCGAAAAACAGGCATCATCTGAATTTGGCAAGGAATCAACTGAGTTTATCCGGAAAACATATTTAAACAGCCTCGATATTAACGGTCATACAGAGTATCTGACCGAGACGGGGAAAATGATTATCGACGAACTGCTTTCAGAATTAGAAGCGTATGCAAAGAAACAATATAAGCGGGAGGTTTCTGGTGGCACTAACAGCAATAAGAATTCCTGAACGTGTTCACCTACAGGCGTTGCAGGTCCTGTGGCGATACCGACGTAAGCGCATCTACGCTCGGCGTATGCACCGCACCGGCCACCTCAGCCTGAAAGTTAACCCGCGCTGGAGGCTTCTATCGAAAGACGACGGCAGGAACTGGGAAGTAATGAGTCATGAAACGTATAACCGGGAGAAAGACAGATGATTGATAACCGCACCGCCAGCGCCATTGACCTGGCATTACAAAAGCACATCACCCCAGCTGGTCCGTTGTTCGTAGCTGCGCGCCACGGGCGCCAGAAGAAATGCTTCAGCCGCGATACAGCAATCCGGTATCTGGCGTTCTTCATGACAACTCATGCTTTTGCTGTTTCCGGTTTTGAGCAGCGTCACCCGCGGGTACGTATCGACCGTGACGATATGGAGGTATGGCGAGACGGGGAAACAAAGGCTGAATATCTGGCAGCCCACCAGCGTTGCGAGCGCCGACTCCGCCGCATTCTGGCACGTAAGCGTGACATGACGAAATGGTGTGAGAAGTGGGACGCCATGCACGACCGTTATGTGAAAGAACTTAACGAGCTGCAGGACTGCAAGCCGGAGGGGATCCGATGATCAGCAACTACGACATGCCAGAAGCGTCCGTAATTCATTAAGGAGAGCACTATGTTTATTTATACCGACCTGCTTCGAGCCGCTCTGTGCTGCGTTGCCAACCAGGAAGAAAAACGAAAAATCCTGAGAGGTGTACACATCACGCCAACTCACATTCAGGCAACGAACGGCATTGCGGCTGTTTCAATGAAGCATGATTCCAAGCCAGAAATTGAAGGTGTGTTCATCCTGCACGGTGATATCCCGGCCAGCGCGGAAGGAAGCGTATTCCAGCAAATTGGTAGCCAGTGGATTGCTGTTCATATGGACGACTACGAGCGGCCCGTTGGGCATAACGAGCTTGAACTGGTTGGTGGTGAGTTTCCGGATATTGGCAAGCTGCTGTCATCAGACGAAGAGCCGTGCGCTGAATTTCCTCCATTCGCTGCCGAATTGCTGGCTTTGCCTTATCGAATGTTTGGTAAGGAGTTCGCATCAACGCCCGTTAAATTCAAATTCTTTGGGCCAGAAAAACCATGTCAGGTACTGATTAACGCCGCTATCAGCAGTTTCTATGGCGATCCAGTGTTGGTAATCATGCCGATGAAATCAACGGTGTTCGAGCTGCACCGTAAGGCAATGGAAGGATGAAAAAAATGTTTGTGCGCTCCTTGTGGGCGCTGTTCTTCTCGATTCTGTTTGGTATTGGCGCCGCGGCTGGAGCAATGGGCTTTCTCGGTGCAATGAAAATGTTGGCGGAGGTTCTGAAATGAAGCTGGAAATTTACGACAAAGGCGCGGTGGCCACACTGACCATCACCAGCACCGTCTTCGAGTTCAGAAAGCACGTCCGGGTAGTCGACACCGTTTTGATGTGTACGCCGGGAGTTGTCGCCAGCCGGCGCGGATTCTTCCTGATGAAAACGGTAATTTCAGGCCGCTCAAAAGAAATGCTGAGAGCCAACAAGACAGCGGTACGGGAGTTTTACAGACGATGAATAACGATATCACCGCACTGATGCCGAGCATGAAAGCGGCGGCAGAGAAAGCGACGCTGGGCCGTATTGGCGGCCGCATTGATGGCAGCGGCAGCATTTTGAGCGGACAAACTAAACACGCCCTCCGGGCCTACAACCATATGATTCGAGTGGCAAAATGATGAGTGAATTAACCAAAGAACGCATTGAATGGCTAAATTATGCCGCGACAGGACTTGCCGCCAACGGAACTGAAATGATGATGAGTCCGCAGGATGTGATTGCGCTGACTGAGTATTGCCTTGCGGGAATGGACGACAAGCCAGTGGTTTATGCCAGCGAAGAAACTCTCGCTTATGCAGAGAATGGCGAGTTATTGCTTCGCGTACTGTCTCAACCATCAGGAGACGCGACAATACCACTTTATCGTAACGCTCAACCATCTCAGGAATATCCTGAAACGCTCCCCTGCCCGGTCATTCTTGAGCCTGGATTCCGATTCGGCAAAGGCGTTGGTACTCACCTGGTGTTGCGGGCACTTAAGAACCGTGCTGAACGCTACGCAGAGCTGGATGCCATGGGGCCAGAAGCACGAACAGAACATGATGATGCTATCTCTGAACTTCGGGAAAAGCTGTGGTTTGGTGTGTCAGCAAAAACAGTCGTACAGGTGACGCTACCGGGGCTGCCGGAACTCGGTTCTGACGCTGAATGGTATAAGGGATTTGCAGCTGGTGCAGCGAGCATGCGTGATGAATGCCAGCATGCTTTAACTGCTGCCGGAATCGATGTGGAGGTTAATTGATGGATGCTTATAGCGATGTTTTTAAATGGCGCCAGATGCCGCAGCGCGACCCGGATCCGAAAACGGTTTGTAGCTTCTGCAAGCAGATTACCGTTGCGGAAAAACTAATCGGCGGCCCGAGCGTAAGTATCTGCACCGAATGCGTAGACCTTTGCAACGACATTATTACCGATCGGCGGGCTGAGCACCGCAAAAAAACAATTGAGGAGATGGCAAGAACGCTCTGTATGTACGACACGGCTTTAGTGACTGAAAGAGCCATTGCGCTTGCCAACAGCATTTTCGATGCCGGATATCGCAAGGAGGTTAATTGATGGACTGGCCAACAGCAACCGTTCTTTGCGTTGTATGTATATGCTTTGTTGTGATGTTGATGTGGGGTGGTCGTGAATAAGGCATTTGAAATGTGGGTGCGCCATCGGTACGGCGGTCGCTATGACCTTACGCGCGATTGCGACGGTTTCTACTGCCGGGAAGTGTTAAAGCGGATGTTTGATGTGTGGCGCCACTGCCGTGGCCTTGATGTGGTGTGAGGCGAGCATATGAATAATGTTATCCAGTTAGCGCCGAATGAGTGGGTTTGTGAAAGCGTTCTGATCGCGGTTACCGGGCTCAAGCCCGGGACCATCCTCCGTGCCAGAAAAGAGTGCTGGCTGGTTGGTCGGGAATATATTCACGTTTCACCAGATGGAAATCCCAAGCCGTCCAGTGAATGCATGTATAACCGCAAAGCGGTCGATGCATGGGTAGAGTCGATGAAAAACAAGCAGCCGGGGTGATTTAACACCATGAAAAAGGTAAGCTCACATTGCTCTTGGGCGTCTGGAGGAATCAATGGATAAAGTCTATCCAACAGGCGTCGAAAACCACGGCGGCAGTCTACGCATTTGGTTTAATTTTAAAGGTAAGCGCGTCAGGGAAAACCTCGGCGTCCCTGACACCGCTAAGAACCGGAAGATCGCCGGGGAACTGCGGACATCGGTATGTTTTGCGATTCGGACGGGTAGCTTTGATTATGCTGAACGGTTTCCTAATTCACCTAACCTTAAAATTTTTGGGTTGGGCAAAAAAGAAATCACAGTGAAAGAACTCGAAGAGAAGTGGCTGGATCTGAAAAAGATGGAAATCAGCGCGAACGCGCACAAACGGTACGAGTCGGTCGTGGCAGTTGTTGTGCCGTTGATCGGGGCTAACCGTCTGGTGGCGGCGATTGAGAAAGAAGAGTTGCTGTACATCAGGAA